AGAACTTATATGTTTCAAAGTATTGATGCCGCAGAAGCTAAACGTGTTTCTGGAGTGGCTGAGTAGTGCTTGCTGAACTTGCTATAGCTAATTCTGCTTTTGCTGTTATAAAGCAAACAATAGCTAACGGGCAAGATTTAACTAGAGTAGCGAAACAAGCTTCATCTTACTTTGATTCCAAAAGCCAGATAGCTAAGAAGGCTAAGAAGAATGGAAACAAGTCTGACATGGAAGCATTCATGGCTCTGGAGACTTTAAAGAAGCAAGAAGAAGAGTTAAGAGAATTAATGATTTATGCAGGTAGAGCCAACCTGTATGATGATTGGTTACAGTTTCAATCGGACTGTAAGCGTAAAAGACAAGAAGAAGAAAAAGCGCAATTACGTAAGTCGGCTAAAAACAGACAGTTTATGTTACAGATTTTTACAGGACTTTGTGTTGCATTGGTAGGTATACCTGTAATTATAACACTTGTTTATTCAATCGTAGAAGCATTAAAATAAGGAGATTTACGTGTCACAACTGGACTCGTTAGGAGAAGAAACAAAACAAGTAGCAGATGTAGTTGCCGCAAGTACTGGAGTATTGAGTCTGGTTGCGTGGTTACCTCCTATTGCTTCTTTACTGACTATTATATGGTTAGGACTACGTATATACGAAAGTGATACAGTCCAAAACTTGCTAGGTAAAAACAAATGAGTATACTTAATTCATTAATTGGTCCTGTTACTGGGCTATTAGATAAATTTATTGAGGATAAAGACAAGAAGAATGCCATCGCATTTGAACTTTCGACAATGGCTGAAAAACACGCGCAGGAACTTGCGAAAGCACAGATTGAAGTTAATAAGACGGAAGCGGCACATAAGTCGTTATTTGTCTCTGGGTGGCGTCCCGCTGTCGGGTGGGTTGCTGTACTTGGCATGGCGGGTAACTTCTTGGTTATCCCACTGGCCAACTTTACGCTTGCTTTGGTTGAGTCTGAGGTCATCATTCCAATCCTTGATTTGAGCCAAATGATGCCTGTCCTGATGGGAATGCTCGGGTTAGGTGCGATGAGAACTGCTGAGAAAGTCAAAGGCGTACAGAGGGATAAATAATGGGTGCGGCAGGGTATCAGTTAAACAAAAAAATTAACAGCACTGTAGCCGCTAAAGCGGCCCAACGTCCATCACCTTCCGCTGTCCAAGGTACAGGAATAGGATATGGAGCTAAACCTTTTTCACAGTCTACTCCTGAAGTACAAGACCAAGCCCTTGATTGGTGGAAAAAAGAAAGAGAAGAATATGACCCAATAGAAGGAAAACCTACTGAGTTGCAAGTTTCTGGTCCTGATGGTGGAACTTATTTTCAAGGGGTAAGAGCGCAAGATTATGGACAAGCACCAACATATGATACTGCTGAAGAAGCTTTAGTTAATTACAGTAAACTATTAGCTGATGTAAACAAACGGGTAGAGCAAACAGCTTCTAAGTATAATTATAACAATTTTGACCCCGGCGATTTTGCAAGAGCAGGGTTTTCAGGACCATCTGCCCCTGCTCAACAAGCGGCGGCTGATAAAATATCTGACTACTTGATAAAAAACGAAATACCACCATACATAGAAGTTGACGGGCAAAAGCTTTACTTTACTACAGGTTTTGGTGAAGACGCTCTGTCAGGAGCTTTAGGTGACGAGTATAAAGCAAGAGGTAGTTATCAGTCTTTTGGTGATGCAGGTACGTATTCTACTGTATACGTAGAGCCTGAAGGTTTATTTGAAGGCATGAACCCTTTACTTAGAGCAGGGCTTGGTGCGCTTACTGGAGGCGTTTCTGAGGCTTTTATGACGGCAACTAAAGCTTTGTCAGGAGAAACTCTAAAGACAAGCGACTACCTTACCTTGGCTGTGACAGGACTACAGCAAAGCGGGATGCTTAAAGCTCCTGTATCTGAAGCACAGGCGGCTGACGCAGGAACTCAAGCCATGAACGCCGCTAATGCCGCAGGAGCTACAACAGAGGCGGCAATGGCCGCAGGACAAGCGGCACAAGACTTAGCGTTAGCAGGACAAGGCATTGCAGGGTTAAACTACTCTGACACAGTAGGTCTTTTAAACGTAGCGGCTACGGGTAACCCTGAAAGTTTTATTATCAATAAATTAGGTAATGAAGCTTTGGATAAAGCATTTGCTGACGTTAATATGGACTCTCGTTTATTGGACCGTTTCCAAGCTGATGATGTTAAAGCAGGTTTAGTGAAATCAGTTGAAGAACTATCGCGTGGTAAAGACGTTGAAGAGGCGCTAGCCGCAGGTTTAGGTAAATACATCAAAGAAGGCGGTGGCGCTAATTTAGACTTTGGTGATGGACTGTCCGTAAGCTTTGGCGATATGGGTGAGTTTTTAAAAAAAGCACTAGACCCTTTGGTTGAGATTGCAGAGTGGGTTGGAGAAAAGGCTGAACCCCTTGTAAATACTCTTGAAGATATGGCAAGACCCGCGGGTGACTTTATTGAAGATGTAGCTCAAAAAGGTGGAGACATAGTTGAGGATGCCGCGCAGTTTACTGGTGATATTGTAGAAGACTTTGCTCAAGAAACAGGGGATGTCTTATCTGATTTAGATACTTTTATTAGACAAAACCTACCAAACATTAACGGTCCAGATATAGACTTACCTAGCTTTGATTTAGACTTACCTAGTATTGGTGTAGACTTTAAGCCTTCTTCATCAACTATGCTTGCTTCTGGGGGTGAATCACCTACACGAACTACAGACAGTCTTTTTGGAGATGACTTGTTTGCTTTTGAAACTGAGATAGGTATTTCACCAGAATACTTTGAGTATGCCGATATACTAGATGATGGTGGTCTTATGCCAAGAACTAAACAACGAAGGATGTACCCATTCACATGACTTACTTACAAATTATAAACAGCGTAATGCGTAGGCTTAGAGAAAACGAAGTAACTACGGTTGACCAGAATTCATACTCTAAGCTTGTTGGGGAGTTTGTCAACGATGCTAAACGTATTGTAGAGGATGCGTGGGATTGGTCTTCTCTAAGAGACACGATAACTGTAGATACAGTGGCTAGTACGTTTAGCTATGCGTTATCTGGGACTAACTATCAGTCAAAAACTTTGGACGTAATTAATGATACGTCTAATAATTTCATGCGACAGGCTAGTTCTTCTTGGATGAACAATGCTTTTTTAAACAATGACCCTCCTAGCGGTTCTCCTAATTACTATTCGTGGAATGGTACAGACGCTAACGGTTTGTTGATTGTAGATATTTATCCTATACCTGATAAAGTATACAGTTTACGTTTTAACCTTGTTGAAAGGACAGAGGCATTTACAAGCGACACAGATACAATGGCTGTGCCTTCTGCTCCTGTAATACAGTACGCTACTGCCCTTGCCGCTAGAGAACGTGGAGAGACAGGCGGTACAAGCGCGGCTGAGTTGTTTGCCCTTGCGGATTCTACACTTGCTGATGCAATAGCTTTAGATGCCGCTAGATTTCCTTCTGAAACTGTTTGGACTCCTTGCTAATGGCTCAAAGATTACAGAACATTACAATTCAAGCCCCTGGTTTTGCAGGGCTTAACACACAGGACTCACCTATTGGTCTTGACGCTTCCTTTGCGGCTACGGCTGATAACTGCGTTATTGACCAACTGGGTAGAGTTGGTGCTAGAAAAGGTTATACAGCAGTATCGACTAACGGTTCTAGTGTGTTAGGCAGTAGCCGTGGCATTGAAATGGTCTATGAGTTTATAGACAATAACGGAGACAAGCGTGTACTTTCAGCGGGTAACAATAAAATATTTTTAGGGACAACTACTCTAACAGACGTTACGCCTACAGGCTATACACCAACAGCTAACAACTGGAAAGTAGTAACATTAAATGACCATGCTTATATGTTCCAGAGAGGACATGAACCAGTATTAGCTACAGACCATTCAGGTTCGTTTGAAGTTGAAGAGATGTCAGCACATAGTCACAGCACAGGTACTCCTCCGTATGGCAATGAAGTCTTAGCGGCCTACGGTAGACTCTGGGTAGCAGACATTACAGGTAACAAGCACACTGTCTACTGGTCTGATACTCTTAATGGTCATCACTGGACAGGCGGTACTACAGGCTCGTTAGATGTCACTACTGTATGGCCTACAGGCTTTGACGAGATAACGGCTCTAGCGGCTCACAATGGCTTCCTAATCATCTTTGGTAAGAAGTCTATACTTGTGTACTCAGGTGCATCTAGCCCCGCTAATATGACCCTTGTAGACACTATAGAGGGCGTTGGTTGTATAGAGCGTGACTCAGTACAACACACAGGCACTGATATACTATTCTTGTCTGAGACAGGTGTACGTAGCTTTAGCAGGACTGTACAAGAGAAGTCCATGCCTATGCGGGACATTAGTAAGAATGTACGTAGCGACTTAATGGCTTTTGTTGGACAACAGTCTAACCCTATTAAGTCTCTATACAGCCCAGAGGAAGCCTTTTACCTGTTGACATTACCAGACAGTAACACAACGTACTGCTTTGATATGCGTACCGCACTGCCTGATGGCTCACAAAGAGCAACAACATGGTCAGACATTACTCCTTTGTCGTTTGCTAGGCTTGATGATGGTACTATATACTTTGGTAAAAGCGATGGGATTAAACTGTATAACGGACATTTAGACGGTACTGAGTCCTATACTATGAGTTACTTTAGTAACCCACTAGACTTTGGCGATGCATCTAGATTAAAATTCTTAAAGAAGTTTAACCTAACGGTAATTGGTAATGTATCGGCAGTAACCGTGTTAAACTGGGGTTATGATTATACATATGATTATCAAAAACAAAGTTTTGATTCTGGTCTGACAAACACAACACAGGCTGAATATAACGTAAGTGAGTTTAACACAACGGCTGAGTACACCACAGGTATTGACATACAGCTTCCAGAGGTTTCTGGTACAGGCAGTGGTTCAGTCGTAACCGTGGGCGTTGAGTCTACAATAAATGGCGCACCTTATTCTATACAAAAACTTGATATACACGCTCTACTAGGGAGATTAATATAATGTCTAACTATACTAAGACAACTAACTTTGCGACAAAAGATACGCTCCCTTCTGGCAATGCGGCTAAAATTGTCAAAGGGACTGAGATTGACACAGAGTTTAATAACATAGCAACAGCGGTAAATACTAAATTAGATACTTCTACTTATACTGCGGCTGATGTATTAACTAAACTTTTAACTGTGGATGGCACAGGTACTGGTCTTGATGCTGACAAGGTAGACGGCTTTAATATATCTACTGCATCTACAGGCACTGACGCTAACACTATTTACTTTAGGACTGTTTAACAATGTCAATATTTGTAGGTTCTACAGAAATAAACGAAATACAGTTAGGAGGAAATGTTCCTTTTGAGTCTGTGTATGTAGGTGCTGACAAAGTATTTAGTAGGCCTTTGCTTCTTGACATAACTGTAGGTTTTCAAGCTATTGCTTCTGGAACAAACGAATGGGGTTACGATGTTTACGGTAATTTAAATATAGGAGCTTTATCTTATGCACAAGCCCAACCCAGCACTGATTGGTTTAATGGCGAAGATATACTTATTTGTGCGTGGCAGGAGTATTTTTATAGCAACACTGGCTCGTTTGCTATAAGAGTTGAGGGTAATGTTTCAAATTCTGATAGTGCGTTTACAACCTTAAAAGTAAATAACCTAGTATTAAATAGAACAGATGCTAATTTTTTTCAAAGCACTTCAGGAACAGGGTGGACAGTTTGGCAGTGGTCGCCAATTAAT